CGGAGACGACTGACGTTGCTGGCGACGTTTATTACGTCGGGGTCGTTATCAGCTGAAGCTTAACGAGAAATTACGCGATGATTTCGGCGAGAGTTTTACACGTACGTCCTTCGTAAAAATGAAGTCGACAATAAATACGAGTACATCACGTCGAGTGGGACGAAGGTAGAAGCGAAAGGGCTCGGAACACAGACGCGAGGGTTACGGCATGGCTCATCTCGTCCGGATATGTTTATATTGGACGATTTAGAGAGCGACGATAGCACGAACACGCCGGACCTTATCGAAAAGTCGAAGTCATGGTTTCGTGAGGAAATGTTACCGGCGATGTCAAAGGACGGTATCTGTATATACCTCGGAACTATCCTATGTTTCGGATCGCTTTTACATTACGTAATAGAAGAACGCCGAGACTTCGAAAGCCTCAAATTCGCAGCAATAGATTCGTTCGCATCGCGTGAGGATTTATGGGAAACCTGGCGTAATATCTACCGAAGTGACGAAAAGAATGCCGCAGATCAAGCGGAAGACTTTTTCGAAGCAAACAAAGACGAAATGCTCCGAGGTTCCGAGATACTATGGCCCGGCTATTGGACGTATTACGAATTTATCATTATACGCGAAGAAAATGGTACGAAAATGTTCAACCAGGAGTATCAGAATAACCCGACGGACGAGGAGCGGCAGATATTTAAGCCGGAGTATATGACGTATTTCTTGGAGTCGGACTTAGACGGTAAGAACATCGAATTTTACGGCGCCGTGGATTTTGCGATGGGTAAGGAAAAGGGCGACTACTCCGCCATTATTACACTCGCTAAAAACGTTGATACCGGAATTTGTTACGTATATGACGTTTTCTTAGAACGAGTCCATCCGGACGTTCTATTGCGAGAGGTCGTTAAACGAGCGTTGCAGTATCAATATTCGGCGTTGGCGGTCGAGGCGCAGCAAGCGCAAGAATGGTTCGGAGACAAACTTACGGAAGAATTACAGTCGAAAGGTTATCCGGCACATACGCGGCTATCGAAGGTTAAGCAGAAAACGCGCAAAGCCTTACGGATCGAAGCGTTACTACCGGACATACAAGCGGGTAGAATTCGTTTTCAAAAGCATCACCGTTTACTGCTCGAAATGCTCGAAATGTATCCGATGCACAAGCACGATGACGGACCTGACGCGTTAGCAGACGCCTATAAAGTCGCAAAAGGCGGGAATGCCGTCGTAAGGACTTCGGTAAGACGTACGCGTTAAAGGACGAAATTATAACGAACAAACACTACGAAAGGAGTCGATAGAATGCCAAACGGAAGATTTACGAAATACATGGCGGATTACAACTTACTACGCTCCCGAAGTTATGGACGATTTACTTTTCGACGCATTCGACCAATCGCTCGGCACTGAAACGAGAGCTCGCTTACACCGTCAATTCGATAATTACGAGTATTACGACGGCAAGCAGCACATTGATCCGAAAACGGGCGCTTTAGTCAAAGCGTCAGAACTCGAACGTCCAGCCGGATTAGACTACGACCCGACGCGTTATGCAACGAATTATTTCAAGGCGATTATCGACCGAAAAGCACGCTGGCAGATGGGCGGTAATCACGGTATTCACGTCCCACGTAAAGAAGTTGATTCGCAAGAACAACGCCTAAAGGAAAATTACGAACCTAGCGAAGCACAGCGTAAAGAGGACGACCGAGCCGAGAATTATGAACGCCTACTATACACGTTATGGGACGAAAACAAGATGCGGAGTCGTCTAATTCAAGCGGCGCGTGATCGTTTAATTGCGGACAGAGTCGTATGTAAGATCGTATTTAATCAGCGAACCGGAAAACTACGATGGATATGGCGCCCTGACACGGAGTTCATTCCGGTATTTTCCGATGATGACTTCGAGGACTTAATCGCAGCACACTTCGTCCGTCAGAAGGTTTACGAAGGAAAAGGCGGCGAGGACATTAACGCCATTCAGAAGCAGACATTCCGATTAGACGGCGGACAATGCTACTTACAAGAGGCGATTTACCGTCAGAGCGACCTCGAAATGCTCGAAGAAATTACGCCGTATTCACCGATGGGACTCGACTTCATTCCGGTGGTGACGTTCCCGATTAACGATTTATTAGGCGAAGAGACGGGCGATGGTGAGATTTCGGACTTACGCGAGCAAAACGACGTTCTTAATCAGATGAATGAGGACGCAATTGACTCGATGAAATTCGAAATGTTCCCGGTGACAGCGTTCTTGAATGTTCCGGAAGGTACGTCGGACAAAGCAGAATTAGCGCCAGGAGCCGCAGTAGAAGCGCGCGGATCACAAGAAGGACAATCACCGGATATCAAGAAAGTAGAATCGAATTTCCGTTGGAAGGACGCATTCAAAGATCAATACGCGCGAGTAAAAGGCGCTATGCACGAAGTTTCCGGTTTACCGCAAATCGTTCCGCAAGAGCTTAATTTCGGCGGACTTAACGGGGAGGCCTTGCAGGTCCTTTTCCACGACATCATTACGGACACCGAAGAACATTGGCACGTATGGGGTTATCAATTATCGGAGCTCCACGAAAAATCCGTACGCTACCTCCAAGCGAGAATAGACGAGGATAACTTCGCTTATAATCGCCAGGAGGTACGGAGTATCAACGATTATAAAAACGAAATGAAATTCGCATTACCTCTACCGGACAACCGTAAAGAGTTGGTCGAGTTATTAGGCGATGAAATGGCTAACGGAATTGAATCGCAAAAAGGCGCGATGGAGCGAGCGGGCGTTGAGAACGTCCAAGCGAAACTAGCCGAAATTCAATCCGAGTCACAAAGTCGTATGCAAGCGCAAGACCCTTACGGCGAGGGCGGATCAATAACATCCACAAACGCCGGAATGGAAGACGAAGAGTAACATCGAATAACTAAACTTGGTCGACGGACCTTAAACGGAAAGGAGTTTTACGAATGGAAAACATTACGAAAGTACTACGATTAAACTTGCAGTTTTTACGCCGAGGGAGATGAGCCGAACGAACCTAAAGAACCGGCAGAACCTACGGATGCGGATCCGGATAATAAACCGAGTGAGCCGGACGAAGAGAAGAAGTTTACTCAGTCGGAACTCGACGAACAGATTAAGAAGCGCCTCGAACGCGAACGTAAGAAGCAAGAAAAACAGCGCGAGGAAGCGGAGGCCGAAGCGGAAAGAAAGCGTTTAGAAGAACAAGAAGAGTACAAGGATTTAGCGCAGAAGTACAAGGAACAACTAGACGAAATCAAGGCGGACGCTCTAAATGCGAAGAAAGATTCGATGCTCGCCAAAGCCGGCTATAACGACGAGCAAATCGAACGGTACCGTAAGTATTTAGAAGGCGAATCTGACGAGGATTTATCATCGGCACTCGAACAATTAAAAGAGGACATTCCACCGAAAAAGAATTACGTGGACCCTAACGCTGGAAACGGCGGAAAAGATAAACCACAGCCGAAAGATCCGAAAGAAGAAGGCAAGTCGGTTTACCAACGTTTAAAAGCGAGTGGCAAGATTAAAGGCTCGCAAAAATAAAACAAATTATTAGGAGGAATTTAACATGGCTTACACTTTACAAACTAGCCAACAGCCTTTCAAAGGCGGAAAGAACATTCTTGCATCCGAGCATCTTCAGTTTCTTGAAGCAGGAGGTACTTTGGACGCAGCGGCAATCGGAGACACCAAATTAGAAGTAGGTACGCTATTAGTACGTAACACAACTAGCGGTAAATTCGAGGTTTACTCCGAATCTACGCAAGGCACTTTCGAACCTGGTTACGACGAGCCGGTTGTACTGAATATCGACGTAGACGTAAACGGAACAGACGACGTAATCGTAGGTGAGATTATCGTACGAGGTTCCGTATATGAAGCGAAATTGCCGGAAGCTCCGACAGACGCTTTCAAGTCGAAAAACGACAACATCCGTTATGTAAAACACATTTAATTTAGGCGCTCCGAAATATATCGGGCGTCTTTTATTATGCACGAAAATCTAACTCAAACAATAATTAGGAGGAATTTTAAATGGCTGGAATCACACATTTACAAGAATTTCAGGAGCCCGCACTACGCGGATTAGTTGACGAAACAGTTCAGGACGCAGTACCAACGTTAGGAGATCGTTTCCTACCGAACGACCAAGTATTCTCGAACACTTTTGCTTACGACATCATCAAGGAAAATAAATATATCGGTGCGATGATTGGTTATGGTTCAGAACCGCCAGTTGTAGACCGCGAAGCAGTAGCGTCCAAGATGGGCGAAATTGCGAAAATGGGTCTGAAATACATTGCAACGGAAGAGGAGCTTTTACACCTTAACCAAGCGCGTAACGACGCGGAGCGTCAGTCGATGGTTGACCGTCTTACAATTCGCGGAGTTGAGCTTGTTCAAGCGTTACAACGTCGTGTCGGCGTAATCAAAATGGAGGCACTTACGAAAGGTTCTTTCGCGTACAACAAAAACGGCGTTAAAGTTGACGTTGATTTCGGAGTACCTGCGGAACATAAAGTCGCTCTTTCTAGCGGATCGGATTGGGACACGGCAGACCGTGACGTTATCGGCGACTTGCTGAATTGGGTTTCAACTTACGAAGAATCTACGGGCGAAACTCCGGACCTTATTCTTATGTCTCGCGAAGCACAAGCGAAGTTGCTTAAAAACAACGTAATTATTTCGGAAGCACGTCCACAGTCTAGTGGCGCTACTCGCGTGAGTCAATCCGAACTTAATGAAGTACTAGACGGTTTCGGTCTTCCACCGATCCAAGTCGTAACGGATCGTAAAGTTACGGTTAAGGACATTTACACGGGTCAGAACGAAACAATCGAATTTATGCCGGAAAATCGCGTAGTTATGATTTCTGAAGGCGTAGGTAACTTCCTATTTGGCCCGACAGTCGAAAACAACTTCCAACCAGGAATCGTTCTTACGGCGTACGACAAACAAGAGCCGATCGAATCCATTATCCGTTCAGTAGCGGCAGGATTCCCGGCGGTAGAGCGCCCGGACTACATCTTCCACGCTGACGTTTATACCCCGTAAGGGACGAAATTAGTACGAAGTTAAGGCGCTCTTAATGGGCGCCTATTTTATTTCATGAAGGAGGCGTTAATCATCGCTAAAGTTAAAGTAGAAGTCCTTAACGCCGTAGTAGACGGAAAAGGGCGTGGAGAACAATTAGAAATCGAAGAAAAATCCGCAGAGCATTTCGAAAAACTGAATTACGTTAAGCGCGTACAAGCTGAGGAAAAATCGCCAGCAAAACCGAAGCAACCAACGTCAAAGAAGGCGGCCAGCACACGCAAGAAATCGGAGGAAAAATAAAGGAGGGACGTTAGATGGCGAAGATAGCCGACTTAAATACGGAATTACTGAAACGATTTAAGAACGTCCCGAACGTCACGGAATCGGACGCCTCGGATTGGGTCGAAACTTCCGTTATAGAGCACGGTTTTGCCAAAGTCGGCGACTCGCTAACTAACGTCGAAGTTTCGGATGACTCCGTATCTTTAGTCCTTCTTTACGCACAAGCCGAAGGTGCTCGCTCAATATCGCTATCCACCGCATTTTACTTCTCGTATTCTGACGGCAACGAATCCGTAGATAAAACGAATGTGTCGGAACAGTACCGCAAACTATCACACGACTTAATGGCGGACTACCACCGAAAGCGTTCGCAATCTAGCGGATCACAATTCCGTATTATGAAGCGAGTTGACCGTCCATGAGCGACGCAAAAGTAAACGAACAACTCCGCAAAGCAGCCGAACGCTACTCCGGAATTAACGAGGACTTACAGCGCTTTGCTATCTCGGAAATCGACCGTACTCGTCTCGAATTAAACGACCTACTAGCGGAATACGCGAAAAAAGATAACACGATTTCACGCGCGCGAGTCAATTCGCTATTGCGGAGTTTAGACGAGATTGAGGAGTCGATTCGAAACCGAGGAGAAAAGGCGCTTAACTCCGTCGTAAAGGATTCGGCTGACTTCGGCGTTGAACGAGGAGCTGGTGCGTTGGCGAGCGGTTTGGGCGAAGCGGCAGTTGGCGGAATCGCAACGGATAAAATATCGAGAAGCTCGTTAAAGTACGTTGTCAATCGATACGGCGACGACGGCTTAGTCCTAAGCGACCGTGTTTGGAATCTAGCGGGCGAACAACGCGACGAACTCAATAAGGTAATTCGGAGCGGAATTATCCGAGGGGAGTCGGTTAATCAACTGACGGCACAAGTCCGAAAGGTCTACGATAACGAAACGTGGAAAATCCGACGCTTAGTACAGACGGAAGGGAATACGGCGTATCGCGTAGGTACTTCGTACGTGGCGCAAGAGTCGGATAGAGTCGCGGGATTACGCGTTAACGACCGTCCAGGCCACAATAACCATACGAAGCACCGTTGCTATGAGTTAGCGAACCAAGACCCTTACGGCTTAGGCGAAGGCGTCTACAAACCGGATGACTCCCGAATATATCAGATTCATCCGAACTGCACGGCGTACCTAACGTACGTGCTGAAGGATGATCCGGAAGGAGGCGACGGACGAAATGTTAACCGATAATGACCTCGATTTTATTCGAAACAATCGGGCTGACGTCATACAGAACCGCACGGAACCCGTTACCTTGACGCATGAATCCGGAGGAAACGGCGACCCTTATTTTCCGGAAGAACCTACAACCTCAACCGAAGTAGTCTACGTTGTATGGTCGGAACAAACGGGCTCAGACGAAATTAAGTACGTTAACGGCGTTGAAGTACGTGAGGATGACGCGGTCGTTTCGTTCGATCTCTCCGTAACCCTTTCGGACGTAACGAATGTAAAGCGCAATGCAACCGACTATAAAATCGTAGCATATGACGGAGTCGGAATCGGCGGCGCTACACGTTATGAAGCGCTCGTTAGGCGGGTGGTTTAGTTATGGCGAGAAAGCCGAAGGTTAAGATTAAGACTTCCGGAGTGGACGAAGTTATGCGTCAGTTAGGGAGAAAGGGTGCTCGTGAGTTAGCGGGCGAACTAGAAGGTGTCGTCGAAGATCATACGCTCGAAATGGCGAATGAGGCTGCGGACAATGCGCCTTATAAATCCGGCGCTCTAGCGAACTCAATCGTACAAAGCGTAGAAAAAGAGGCGCCGTTGACGTGGAGGTTCGGTTCAGATCGCGCATATGCGACGCGCCAAGAATACGAACATGAGACGAAAAAAGGATTCTTCCGGAAAGCGTTATGGCGAGGACGGCAACCGTTTAGGGATGCAATTAACGAAGCAATCAAACGAAGGGGGCGATGATAACCGATGCAACACGCCCTATCTTACTCAATCATCGAGCATATTAAAGCGCAAGTTTCCGAGGTTAATTCCGTGGAACTACTTTATGACGGCGTTAATCTGACGGACAAAGAAAAGCCGTTCGTAACCGTCGAAATGATGCCGGAAGCGAACGAGTTACTAAGTGCCGGACGTACGGATTACGAGGAAACTTATCGGTATCAAGTCGGCGTTTACTGCTCGAACATTACGGAGCAATTACGCTTACCTGGCGCCGTTAAAGAAGCGCTCAGACAACCGAATATAACGTTTTATGATACGTCGGCATATCCACCAGTGGAAGCCGGCGTTTTTGTATGCGATGTAACCGCCGTAACGCCGATTCCGGTGGAAGACATTGCGGATGAAACACGCAAACATCACACGTATTTAGACGTAGAAGTGACGCTATATCGAGAGAATGGCACTACTAATTTTAATCAGTAAGCAACGCGAATTTAAAAGGAGGACGAAAACATGGCGAAAAAAGGACAATACGCCAAGGTAATGATGGACGTTGACGGAACGCCGACCGAGTTAATGGAGTTACGCGAGTGGTCAGTTTCGACGAGTTCCGAAAAGGTCGACACAACAGCGGCAGGAGACGATTGGGAGAAGCATGAGGTCGGATTGCTTTCGTGGGAAGGCGAGGCGACTTGTATCTCCGTTGATACGTTCTGGCTGGCGCATCTTACGGATAAGATTACGATTGATTTCTTCGACGACGCTTCCGACGCAGAAGCGAAATTTACGGGCACGGCGTCATTAGACGTAGAGCGATCCGTAAGTTACGACGACGTAATTGAGACGTCCATTTCCTTTACGGGAAGCGGACCGCTAACTGAACCGACAGCGGCGTAAGTAAATAAGTCAGTTTCACCGTCCGTCTAGGGGCGATTTTCGCGAGTCGCAACCGAACCGCGTTACCGAGCGCTTGGCGGGCGCTTTTTATTACTCGGAAATTACCTAAATTCTATCGGAGGTTTTATAAATGGCGAACAAATTCGACGTAAAAGCGTTAAGAGAGAAAGTTCTAAATAATAGCGATGTGGTCTACGATTCCGTTTACGTAAAAGAATGGGACGTTGAGCTGCCGATTCGCACGATTCCTACTGCGGACTTAAAGAAGATTATGAAGCACCAGGACGATCAAGTACGAATGGCAATTCTAGGCGTTCTTTACGGATGCGTAACGCAAGAAGGCGAGAAGGTATTCGAAGATACGGACCTTGCGAAATTCGAAACGGAGAAATCATTCGGTCCAGTTGCGAAACTATCGAAGGAAATTTTCGAAATCAGCGGACTTAGTGAAACGGCAGTCGACGAAGCAAAAAACGACTAAAAGGCGACCCCTACTTACGGTCACTCTTCGAAATTGCTGACGCGAAGAACGTCACGGTCGGAGAGTTGACCGGAGAGAGGCGCCAATATTCCAAGATACACGTCCCCGATAAATGGCGCGCGTTTATCGGAAGTGACGAAATCAAGATCGAACATTACGACGACGGTATGCCGTCAAGTGAAGTACCTTTCTGGACGGCCTTATGGTCCTTGAAGCGAAAAGAAGAAGAACGACAGAATAAAGGCGCTAAATAACTTCGACACTTACCGTTCTTATCGATAAGAAGTTCCGAATTGCGCGAAATGAAATTCTCATGGACATAAAAAGTAGAGGGTATTTTTGCGCAAACGGACGACCGGATACGTTTAATTTACTATACGGAAATTTTCGAAAAGGGGCGGTTAATGTGGCGAAGAAGAAAGTACGACTTGAAGAACGAATAGTGGACGGTATTAGTACGACGGGGAAAGAATGTACGAAGTGTGGCGAATGGAAGCCGTTGGATAACTTCCGTAAGGACAAAAGGAAATCTTGTGGTAGGGGAGCTAGATGTAAACAATGCACTTCAGTAGACAATAAAAAGTATTACCAAAACAACGGTGATGTGCGCCGAAACTATCACAAACAAAATCGAGAAGTTCGATTGATACAAATGAGGAGATACCGAGAAGAAAATAAGCGTAGGTCTTATATTACGCAGAAGAGATGGAGAGAAGAAAACAGAGAATCATTGTCATCTCAGAAAAAAGCTTATTATGATAGAAATAAGATGGAAATTCGACAAAAAGGAAAGAGCATTATAATCTTAAAAAAGATGAATACTATTTAGCAGGTCAAAGAAGACGTGCAAGAAAATTTTCACTCCCGGACACCCTTATTAAAGAAAATCAAGAC